TATAGAATGTCTGCTCATCTTCTGTGCAGATAGATATTCCAACTAGGAATCTATCGTGGTGTTGATCGACGAAGTTCGTCTCAGTGTCAATTGCTATGACACTAGACGCATCTACAGCGGTAAGCATCTGATGGATCTTATCTGCGGTGTCTACGATCACGATGGACCTATCCCAAACTTGTCGTCAATGATAGGTGATTTGGAACTCGGACCAATCGCTTTCAGTTGGTGTCCGAACGAGAGATTCTCCCCCCTGGGTAGCTCAAAGACCTGATCTTTCATCGCTGAGTACCGGGCCTTAAGAATCGACAGTTCTAGTTTCTTCTTGTCCGTTTCCTGCATCGTGAAGATCGTATCAATCTGTCCCTGGATATATCGAGCGCCGTGAATATCGTCGATTCCAATGGGGTTAAATCCCGATTGCTGGGCTTTACGGTTATGGTGGTTGAGCCATATGAACAGGTCGTACTTCTTACGTAGATAATCAAACCATGCGAATAACTGCTTGGCGACTTGTTCATCTGAGAGAGTATTAAACGTAGTAGTCGAGAGCGTGTCAATGGCGAGGCCTCTAAAACCATAAACTTCAATCGCTTCCTCTACTTTCTTCCTGTTCTCCGACTGAGTGAAATCTACAATCTCACCTACAGGCCAGGTCCGTAGCCGTTCGTTTATTACCTTCCACTGATTCGGCGTCCAGAACCCACGCTGCCCCTGTATGATGTACTTCATTCCGGGAGCAGCCATTTCTAGTGAGAGGTAACCTATGTTACCGTCGAAATGAAATGGCTTATCCAAGATAGGAAACCCGAGTACCATATGACTCAGAACGAAATAACTCCACTGTGTTTTTCCTACACCGGGGGGACCTACTAGCATGGTCAACCCACACTCGATAAGGAAATCCTCCCACAAGAAATGAATGTCGGGAGTGTGATGTAGGATTTCGTCTGGTGTCAAGAACATTGAGATTACAGGAACCTCTTTGGTTTCCTGCCAGTCAATGTCTATGGGTTTGGGCGGGAGTTTCGTAATCGCAATGGTTACTATCTCCTGGATTCTTTTCATCTGATCCGAACGCCCACTGAATTTATGGATCTGCGAGTTATCAGTAGCTAGGACAACAGAGAAGATTTCTTCAGGAGAAGCTTGCAAAGCGGCGAGAGTATAGGCCAGTCTCATTAGAGCCGTTGATCGTCTACCTATCTCCATTCCTTGTGCGAGAAATTCTACAGAGGTGGAGTCCGTGAAGTACTTCTGAAATACGTCCGCTGGATTTGGCATGGTATCAGGAATCATTACAGGTTCGGGGACTAATGCTATCTCGCTAGGATCGAGACTCAGAATACCATTGTCAGCCAAATACAGCAGGCGTACTGGTGCTAGTTTGTTGGGTTTATGGTTGATCGTATTCGGTGGGCGTAAGACCTGCGTACAATCCCACCCAGTCGAATCTGCGCCATCCAGAAGATGACAGAGCCGTCTATTGTAACCTTCAACTGTTTCGCGATCCATACCTCTCGGAACTCGCCAGTAGGCATGGAAATTTCCGAATGTGGAACTTTGTACCAGTATAGATGGGGGTGGAAGACTCTGCCAGTTTGGGGCAAAGCCGGGGCGATCAATTTCCGTCCAGACAAAGTTGGTATCTTTCCAGGCGTCTTTAGTCGCGTGCTTCGATTTGAATACGGAGGGAGCCAGGTAGATATCTAGGATCTTGTGATACTGGATTACCCACTCAATGATGTTGTCACGCTCGTCGGGCCAAACAAAGAATCGTTGAAGCCAGTCCTTCTTCATAGGATGCTTCTGCGCTCCGTAAACAAATCCATCTAACCCGGTGAATAGGGTATCAACAAATTGTTCTACTTCATTCAAAGTGCCCCCAAGGAATAGAAAAGGGAGGGCCGAAGCCCTCCCTTCTCAATCAGATATTCGGATGCCAGGATTTTACGTTGGCGAATACTCCGCCCTTCTGCCCTGGATTATGGAAGATAACGACACGAGCCGTCAACCCGAGCAAATCTCTCGGGTCCAACTTCATATCGTCGGCACGCCATTCCGTACCAGTGAGATTCTCCAACACGATCTGCAACTTCCAACGAGCAGAAGCTGCCAGAGAAACAACCTCTCTGATCTTCTTCCCAATCAATCCCTCATCAATCGAGTCCGGGCCGATGACTCGAAGGGAAAGAATAAGGTTCTTATTTCCTGCGGTCGCCTTGGAATCCTCGATCGCAACATCATCTACCGTCACGGCGTACAAACCTTCTGGAAGAAGTTCCTGAGGTTCGACGTCACCGAAATTAAGTTCGAGCATTTGCTCCTTCTTTCTACTTGATGAATTCCCAGAGGTCTTCTGCTGGGAATGTGCTAGGAAGGCCAAGCCTATCCTTAGCTTTGATGCTACGAGTTGGCGCTGCTCTCATGACCCGCTTCATTTCACCCTTGATGTTAATGTCAGCGGACATATAGAGCATCACGTCACACGTAGCATACATTGTGCTCGCCAATTTTGGCGTAAACATCGGTCTTGTCGTAGTGTAACCTGTTAGTTCGTTTTTGTCCTCGGTTTCATGAGCAACGAAGATCACGTTGCGTTCTAGGTCTGTGAAGGCTAAGATTACCTCACGGAGATACTCCGTATTCACCTTGTAATCTTGCTGGTATGGGTGTCCTTCTGGACGCTTTCCCTTTGCTTGTTCCTCATGCCAAACCTCACCTAGATGGCGAGATTGGAACTCAGACAGCGTGTCAATGATGATTGTTTTGATTTCTGGATGAGCACCCTTACGCAACTCACCATGAATTGCCATAAGCTTCTTGCTGTTATTCAAAACCTGAATCACCGGAACCTCGGAAAGTTCTGGATGATTCTGCAACGAAAGACTTGCTCCCTTCTCACACTCAATTTCGAGTGGGCCAGGAGCACCACAGGAAAGAACAGTCTTCCCGATTCCCGGTTCACCATACAGGCAAATCGTAAATGTTCGTGGTCGGGATTTCGCTGTGGACATTTCGTCTAGTACCGGCATGTTAGCCCTTCTGTTGATATGGTGTTCTTGTTGCCCAGAAGACTTCGTAGATATCTAGTCTTGTGACTAATCTACGGGAGTCTCCGTCACTCTCGTAAGTGTATCGTTCTCGATAGAACCCGGTACCCTCAGGTATCTCAATCTCTTCCTTCGTCCCATCTTCAAATTCAAGAGTAATCCTCCTCAGCGGTCGCATCAACACCTGGTTCCAACCGATCCTGTTTCTTCGTGAACGAATCGTCTGTGAGAAGTCTAATGTCAGCGGTTCCAAATCCCTTCAACTCCATCAGGCAAAGCTCGGAGTAGGGACACCGAGCGCAGTTGTGAGTAAGACTATACGGGAAATTCTTTGTCTCACTACGGTCCAGCATATCATCGACTACAACTCCGAAGTTCTCTAGGATATTCTCCTTCTCCTTCGCTGTACGATACGAGTTCATCCGCTTATACAACTTGCTAAACGGTTGGGCGTGGAAGTCCTTGTAATCGTAAGTGTTGAAGAAGTTGACACCCACTCCGAATACATCAGCCAATACAGCGGAGTAGGTTGACAACTGCCCATCCAATTGGAGTTGGAGTGGTGACCAGAACTTACTGGCGGAGGACTTATGGTCAATGATCCACAAGTTCCCGTCGATATCTCTGAGTACCAAGTCAATGTACCCTTGAAGGAAGAAGGTTCGTCCCTTGGGGGAATAGAGTTGCTGCTTAAAGTGTCTCTCGACTCCAACAACAGTACAACCTTCATCCCACGTAGGTTGGATCGTCTCAAAGTAACGATCAACAAGACGAATCGCCTTAGTGAGAACTCCTAGGTCTTCCGGCTTCATGCCGATAGACAGTCGAGTAAGGGCGAAATCCCGAACTACCTCACAAACTTCCTCAGTTACGAATCCAAATTGCAGGTGCTCGTAACCGAGTGCCAAGAGGGAGTGAAGAAATGTCCCCAGCCGCAGATAGTCCGGTGAACTCTTGGGAACAATTTCCTCAATGTAACTCCATTGCCACTTCTTGTGGCAGGTTTGCCAGGCTTGAACCTGACTGTAACTAATGATGAGTTCATCCGACACGTTGGTCCCTTCTTCGTTTTTTCATAGATAATATTTCTTGGGGAGTGGAGTTTAGTAACCGGGCTGCGAACCGTTGGAGGCTATGCCCCACTCCCCAAGATTGTTAATCAGGACGATCCCATCTACTAGGATCAACCGTGAAATATTCACGGTCCCTTCTCTGATCCTCTCGAAATTCCTTGATACCATGTACGATAACAACTGCTAGACCGAACATGAACAGGATAAAGAGGATAATCACGAGGGAGTCCCAACTCACCGTCAATGTGCAACAAACAAGTCGCACGCCTCGTTCATTCCTTCGAGAAGTTCTCCGTTTTCGATTTCCGCACGGAGTTCCTCGATCATCCGAGTTTCCTCAGACGTGTAAACACGATACCGATAGGTGGTGATATCAATGGAAGGGTTGTCCTTGAACAAGCCAACCTTCTCCAACATCTCGATAAGGTGTTCAGTTGCAGTACGTCCATCCTTTGGACGATACGAATCCCATGCCGAAATGAAACTCTGAACGACATAGGGAGTAAGTCCAAAGACTTCTGCCGCTGCTTCGTAGGAATGAATACCATCAACGCCAACGTAATCACCCCCGGCGTTAAATGCGCAACCATTCCATGTTCCCTGGGCGATATTACCCTTCTTCATAGCTGCGCCATAAAACGCTTGGCGAGCCTTAGCGTTAAGGTTCTGTACCGCCGTATAGAGAGCACCGTGATCTTTGAGATTCACGGTAAGGACAAATTCGTCTGCTCCCCACTTTCCCATTTCGTTCACTCTCCTATTTGTAGTTATGCCCTGCGGGTCAAGGTCCAGTATATCAGAAAGAGGGTTACCTGTCAAGTCGGGTCTATTATAACTGTCGTGTAAAGGGCGGACGCAGGAAGCGTTTAACATCCGCCCTTTACACTTTGTCCTGTGGGCTAAGGTTTAGCAGTAGTCGCCTCCCCACTGATTGCAATGTATCACTTTCCGGTACCTCCTACCACCTTTAATTCTGGTTTCTTAGCCACTGATCGTCGGGTCCGTCGTCTACTTGAAATGAGAAGCAAACGCCAATCATTCCTGTCCAGAGGATCGCTCGTTGCGTAATCGTCAGGTTTACTGTAACTACGATAGAGCAATTCCCCTGTGACAGTGGAAACAACATCACGGCGCACGCTATAACAGCGGGTACACCGGAATTGTAGCGCAGCTCCGAAAGACTTATGACTTCTATCGTCATCAATTTGATCCCAACTATGTCCAATGGCACGACACTCTACGTACCTATATCCTTTCGCCATGCGGGTCAGAATCCTCGATTTTCAGTGAGGTAGATGACGGCTCTCTCGGGATTATCCTCTTCGTCGTCCTCACCAACACTGTCTACATCATTAATCCACATTGTATTTCCTTGTGGAGTTACGACTTCGACTTCCCAGCCCTCATCGTAATCCTCTAGCATGGAAATCAGTTCACCGATAGTCATTAGTCTCCTTCATGCGGGTCATCGCCATTGATTCTTCTCGCCTGAGCGATTATCATTGTTTGAATGTCCTCGTAGAGT